TGTTAATCCATTTTCTGCAGATAAACTCGCATCAGTTTCAATATAAGGTATTTCCCCACCTTTACCTGTTGGTACAAATATTGTAAAAGATGCAGGTGATGTATAATTATTAGCAGCTATTAATATAGTTGGCTCTGATCTATTTCCTGTAAAAAATGGATTAACACCCTCATCGAATGTTCCATAAGATTCAAACCCTCTATCTGTAAAAGTTGAAGCAGAGCCTACTATTGCACCTGTACCATTTAGCCCTGCATAATTAGTTATAGATGTAACAATAGAAACGTTCTGAGTTATGTAATTACTATCATATTGGATTTCTAAATAATCCCTTGCTAATTCTGATATATCAAAATTAACTGCAGTTGATGGTGCTACATTTTTTACTAATGTATATGCTGGAGTTGATGCACCATTTATTGTAATAGTACATACAGAAGAAAGTACCCCTGTTGCAGGTATTTCTTTATGTTTGAATTGTGGGCTTCTTAATGCTATATCTGCCATTGTTTATTTTTTTTGTGCTAATAATATTGAGTTCTCAACATCTAACGTAAACGAGTTTATTAATTCTATTGGTAATCTTTCTAATGCAGCTTTAAATGGTTTACTAAAAAACATAGTAGCCTTTATACCTTTGTTCTTAATGCTATTGGCTAAAATATATCCCATTGATTCATACGTTCCAAATCTTCCTTTTTTATCTCTAGGTTGTAGCTTCCTGTATCTTGCCCATTTAGAAAATATCTTTGTTTTATATTCAAGCCCTTTTAAATTACTACTTGCCTTGTAAGAAAATGGTGTGTTTTTGTTTTCTAAATAATTACTTTTTACACCCTTAACCCCTCTATCTTGAAAAGCACCATAATCTTCCATAAAAAAATCAATGATAAAACCATCACCTGATTCTTCTATATTATAACCTAGAGAATTGTATAATTCATTAGTGTAATTTTTTCCCCCTTTAGTTAAATTACTTCTAGATTGTTGAATGATATAATTACCAAACTTTTTTAATTCTTTGTCTACTTCATTAAATTCCATTAGCAAATATAAATATCATTGTAAATCTTAATATTCATTGTTGCAGTCCATCCTGCTAATTGGTTTTCAAATCTATCGTAAAAAGGATCTAAACTTGGGCTACCATCTAATTGGTACATATCAGTATGCAGGTTACCCATCCTGAGCTTCTGTATTAACTTATTTAAGACTGCTAGCTGAGTGTTTAATATATTCTGAACATCATTGTTACCTGTAAATATATCTGTTGTTTCTAGCTTTGATTGGTTTACAATATCACAGGCTAAAATACTAATATTAAAATCTAAGGTTTGTTCATTCACAACTACATTATTAACTATAATATGAGATAATGGGAACATATCCTGCTTTCCTAGATTGATATCTGTAATATCCCCTGTAGTAACCGTATTAACATTTATGTCTGTTAATAGATTCGTTTTAATTGTTTCCGTTAATTGATAGAAACCTCTGATACCCTGATTACTCATTTAGATTTGTTTTTAATTTATATGATATACCTGCCAATACAACTATTAAAAATATTGGTAATATATTTAGATGTGTTTCTCCACATAATCCTAGTAAGTGTTTTACAAATTCTATCATTTAAAATTCTTTTTTATCTGGTTTGCTTCTAGTTCTGATTTTTCTTTCATATATTCTAAAGCATACAGGCATTTATGTACGTTTAATTTAGTGATATCTTCAAGTCGTCTAACATCGTTTTGAGCGAGTGCAGAGAAGATGCTTTGATACCATCCATATTTTCTAGAGAAGTTTGCTGATCCATCCAATCTTCCATCTGATGATCCTCCAAACAATCCATCATAACCTTTGATAAGTCTATCCCTAAATTGTACAAAAAAAAAATAGCACCAAAAACCACATCCATAGGGATTTCTTCTAGCTTGTCTTTTGCATCTACATCATATTCTTTAATAAGGTATTTATCACCTATGCTTTCTTTTATTGGTCTATAAAGCACATTCATAGCAATATGCATATTTTCCCAATCACCCATATAAGTATCTAAGTCTACATATTCACCTAAAGATATTTCATCTAGATTAGGTATCACACCATACTCAACACCTGATAGTTTAAATCTTCTTATTAGTTGAGGTTTATCTTCAAACATCTTATTTAAAATATTTACAATCCTATCTGCATCAGTAAGTTTTAAAAGCCTTACACTTTCTAAATCTAGATTACAAAATATTTCAATCATCTTACATTGCAAGAAATAAGAATCCTCATTGTTTTTTTGTATTTTAAGAAACTTATTATACTGCTTTAATGATATTTCTGATAGATCACTAGGTATTGTTAATTTTAATTTCATATCTGTATAACGTATTTAATTTAATTTTTTATTTGAATAAAGGTAATAAAAAAAAGGTAGCCATTTCTGACTACCCTTTTATAGATATTATTATCCCTACATAATAACATCATATATTTTTAATCCTACAACATACTAGCTTCAAAACAAGTACCTGAACAATAACCATCATCTGTTTCTAGTGGCTTACCACATTCTGAACATTCATATTCTTTCTGCTCGTGTGGATTTAAACAATCATACCATTCCATATCTTATAATTTTTTTATTTCTTGTTTAACTTCTTTCCAAAAAGAATAGCTATCTAGTTGGTAAATTTTTAATATCTCATCTACACAAATTAATGCACATTGTTTAGCATCGCTTTTATCAGCATTCCAAGAATATTCTTTTACTAATTCTTTTGCTTTTTCTTTTGGTATCATATATTAAAAATTAAACCTATTAATAATCTACCTACGAAATAGCTTGGTGCTAAAATTAATACTAATGTCTGTAATTTTTTCATCTGTTCTGTTATTAAAATTTATTTCTTGAATTTGCTAATATCTGAAACTTTTCTTTTTGACTACCTAAAAGCCTACCACAAATAGGGCTGATTTCTGTATAAACTTCTGTACCTTTTTTTATGATCTTATTTTTATACTTAATATCTTTTTTTAATACTTCTAATTCTCTATTAGTAAAACCAAACTTTTTCTTGTCTGTTGTTTCTAAAATTTCTTTAGCTACTAATTTGTAACCAATGTAATATTCTTTTGTGTAACCCTTTATTTCAAACATCTTGTTCTGTTTTTAAAGGGAGGTTTTACCCTCCCATTGTTTTTATATTTTTGTTAAATCTATTGGATTTTTATAAACTCTATTTCCCACTGCGTAACCTGCATTCCAAAGTTCTTCTCCTGACCCTAAAGAAACTACTGTATAGTATTCTTCATTCTCACTAACTATTTTTTCTGTATAAACTGATAGCCCTTTGTTATAAGTTATTGTTTTGTCTTTCCAAATAATTGCATCCATAATTGCTCTGTTGTTATAATTAATAATATTCAAATATAACATTATTTATTTAATTAACAAAAAATTTAATAACTTTTTTTAATGTAAAGTATATTTACCGAAGTTTGGTTTGCTTAATACTGAATAAGTAGCATAGCGACAGGCATCGATTATATGGTTATGCTTATCAATAGGTTTATTAATCATTTTACCACTCCTATCTTCTTGCCATTTGTAGTTTCTAAATTCCTGTATTGCATTATGGCTATCTTTTAAGATATGTATTTTAAATCTTTTTAATAGATCTATCCCTGCATTTATACTATCAGCACCTTTTAAACTTGGTCGTACATTCCAGCCCATCCTACGCAGTTCTTCAATCAATCTAGGCTCTGCTGAATCAAAATATATTGTTTGCCTTTCTATTCCAACTTCTTTCCATTTCTTATGTATGTCTAATGTAGTCATTTGAGTTTGATACAAATGTTCTTTAACATAAAGGTCATAGTCTTTTCTATAAACAGAAACTAAACTCGTGGGGTCATTGGTATATCCTGCATCTGCACCAAAGCTGATAAACTCAGCATCTTCAGGAATTTGATTTACCTCAACATAACTAAATATAGTTGATTTACTGATTCCCTTTATACCAAGTCCGTAGATTTGCCAATATTGTTCATCAGTATATTTTAGTCTTTCAATTTCTTCCTTAATGCTATCGCTAAGGAAACTATTATCCAAATAAGTAGTAATGTTAAAATCGGCATCTTGTCTAGGTATTACCTTGTCATAAATCCAATGGTATTCATCTGATGGATTAAAGTCAAGAATTATTTTTTCATCTGTCCTAAATATTAATTGTTGCCAATCTTCATAATCAAGTTCATTGGCTTCATTTATAAATAGTAAGTTTCTTTTTCTACCTCTAACTTTTTGTGGTTGATCTAAAGAAATAAATTCTACTAGATTTCCATTTATCTTGTATTCGTGATTTGATTTATTATGATTAGCTTCAAAGTAGCAATTATGTATTTTTAATATATCTAAAAAATCCCTCATTACAGATGCCCTAACTGATGGGAATGTTTTTCTACATATTGTTATTGTCTTTCCTGTATTCTTTAATGAATAATGAAATATAATATAAAGCAAGATATTGTACGTCTTGCCTGATCTTGTTCCACCTTGTTCTATTGATATCTTTTTATTAGACTTTAAAAGGTGTTTAAAAACTACGTTAGTCTTTATTTTCAATTATCTCAATTTCAAAGTGTGATGGCATTCCGTCTGCTCCTGTTATTTCTTGCCTTTCAACATAACCCCTTTTCTTGCCTTTTGTCTTTAAATAGAATATAGTTGCTGCAGTTGAATCTGCTGCTATCTGTTTATGTAATTGACTTTCTGCAAAGTCTAAAGCTACGTTCTCTATTTCCTGTACTGCTTTTGCAAACATTTCATCTTCCTTTAACCATTTGTAATATGTACTTCTAGGTATATCTGCTTTCTTACAGGCAACAGTAACAACACCTAAACTTTGTTCTAGTGCTGCTAATAGTGATTCTTTTTTAATATGTCTACTTTCGTTCATTATAGATTTAATTTTATTGTAAACTCATTCGCTTTCCTTTTAACATTTGAAATCATAGATGGGTATAATTTAATCAAATCTTTGATAGCTTTTTTTTCCATTTGAATAGTTCTATAATCTTTACATCCACCATCTTTTCCCCAATGGTCATTTTCCCAATGCAAATATCTTATAGCTAAAATCCCACCTTTGTCTTTTATATGTCTTAAGCAAATTTCATAATCTTCTTTAACAGGAAAATTCTCATCAAAATAATATTCTCCATCATTTATTATTCCCATTAAGGATGCAGTAACATAACTTCTAGTTAGAATAGGTTTATAAGGATATGTTCCTCTAGGTGAGCTTTCAGTTCTTGTACCCCAAATTTTATACCCCATTTGTTCGCTTAAATCAAAAAACTTCAAAAATTCTTCCATCCAAAACCCCTCATCCCTAACTTCTATTTTTTTAGTATTTCTTTTATCTAGAAAATTATATCCAACATTCTTAGCATCATCATCTAACATCACCACCCATTTTTCATCTGTATTTTCTAATATCCAATTTCTAGTGTTTGTAATACCCCTTACTTCTTTTGGCACACAAACAATATTTTTTATTAAATCTTTATACTGATGGTATTCGCTTTCAGGAATAAAAAAAGTAGAATTAGGTAATATCTTATTTGTTGTGGTAAGTCCTGCTCTACCTTTACTTGGTACTGCTATCAGCATCTTTTATTCTTTTTTTAAATTCATCCCAATATAATACTCGCTCTAAACTAACTGCATCAAAACCACTTCCTTTTTTATATCCACCTCTACGCACCATTTTTAGCTTTAAAGTTTCCTTTAATTCTTCCCAATCAACAGAATTTGGCTCTGCCATTATAAGTATGTATTCTTTTGGTGGCTCTAATTGAACAGATTGTGGTAATTCAATATCATCATCTTCTTCTAGATCATCAATAGCATTATCAATATTTAAATCTAAACCCCAATCTTCTAATAAATCAGTATCCCAATCATTAGCTAAAATATCCCAATCCCATTCACCAAATCCCACATTGTCTTTAATAATAAATTCCTGTGCTTTTTTTTCATCCAAATCATCTGCTTGTATAATATAGACTTCTTTTAATCCTATTTCCTTACAAGCCTTGTATCGCATATTACCACCTAGTATAATATTATCCTTATCAACCACTATTGGTCTAAGTGATAACATTTCAGGAAATTCTTTTACACTATTAACAAGTTTTTGAAACTTATGCTTGTTTATAAATCTAGGATTTGCATCATTTTCTTTTATTGATGATATGCTTACCTTTTGTATTTTAGCTTTAATCATTGTATTAAATTTTCTCTAAGGTACAAAAAATTTATTTTCTGTATATTCTAGTAATTACTAATTGAAATATTCCAAAGTAAACAACAATGTCTTCTTCGTATATTTTTTCATCTTCAAAAGGGTAATGTCTTACACCAAACAAAACTCCTTTAAAAACTCCTGCTTTAATTTCATAACGTAATAACTCCATAATATATAATTTGTAGTATAACGTTTTTAAAATTACTTTTTACAACTAAGCACAAAACACATTAAAACGTGCCTTGTACAACTGTTAGCAACAATTAAAGGCTATCAAAGTAGTCGTCTATCAACTCGTTTAAATCATCTTCATCTCTAATTTTATCATTTAGCCATTTAGTATAAGTCTTTAACAGTTCACGTTGTTGGCTAACATCACATAAAGCAAATAACTGCTCACTTGCTTCTGTCCAATCTATACAACCTATTTCAAGGTCATAGCATATTTCTCTAATTTTATCTTTCATATCGTTACTTGTTTTATCTGTTTAAGTTGTATTACCAATGCATACC